TGTTCTTAGCTTCAACCTGCTTGAATGGTCGGAATTCGTCTGGGTTTACGGCCCACATTGACCGCCTGTAATCCTGGCTATTTTTCATTACATTGCACTCTGGACATATACAGGAACCGCCTAGAATGAGTTGATAGGTTGTGAATTGCCCGGTGGGCTCGAATTTATGACCGTGTTCAGTTGGGAGACCGCAATAAACACATGTTCCAGGGATATTTCCTGTGTTAGGAGTTATCTTTCTGGCTTGACAGATCATCTTTGATAATGTTATCACGTTCAACCAATCCCCTTCCTCTTTTCCCAGCAAATTCTTTTCCGATGTAAAGATAACCATAATCATCTATGATCCCATCTGTTTCGGCTTCGAGGCTTCCGCTTGGGAAACTTATTATTTTGGTATCCGTTTTTTTATATCTGGTCAGTGGGTTTTTTCTCGGCTTTGCCATTTATTAACTCCTTGTTTAATTAACTCCTGGTTTAATCGCCTTACATCCAATTTATAAATTTTAATTATCCCGTCTGTAATTTTAGGGTCAAATTTCAGTTTACCGCTTTTCAAAAAATAAATAACATCCTCACACGAAACGTTCAGTTTCTTTGCTGCCTCCTCTATAGTCATCATATCGAGATTTTTTGAGTATGTCTTCATGCCCGGAAGTAAGATTGTTGGTACTACATCCCAAGCATCTGTTTTTTTAACTTCTTGGTGTACAGGAATGTAGAAAACAGATCCATTGTATTCTCCTTGATAAACCGGCTGGATTTTATGATTATACCTCTCATAAAAAGCAAGATTTTCTTTTTGTAGCTCAGATAAAATCGTATCACGTATTTGTTTCGTAGAAAGGTGTTGACAATTCAACCTTTCGCGAAACGCTTGCACTGCATGAGTGGATATAAAATATATTTTAGGAAACATAAGATCGGAGGATTAAAGCATCCTCTCTGCTTCTTCTCTGGTTTCGATTACCCTACCATTGAATGGTACATACACACCCTCTCTTTCTACGAAAATCATATAGACTGTTTCGTACATGGCGTTTTCATACAGATAAGAAGGCCCTTCTTCTCCGAAGTTGACTTCTTTGTAGAATTTCCCGTCATAGAAAACTCCATCTGATTTTACAAAGAAGTTTGGGTCGTGTACGGGTTTTACGTCTTCAACGAAAGGAGCGTCTCTTATCCCGCTTCCAGCGATCTCGTATTCAGATAAGTCGGCATCTTCGACATATTCATACATCGTTTCATAGAGTTTTACATTCTTCCCGTCAATTGCAGTTTCAATCACTTGCATCACCTGTTTAGTTAATCCCGTTTTGTCACATCTATTATTTACTATAGCCCTAATACTATTTATACTTAGCCCTAATAAAAGGTCGAAAAAAATTAAATTCTCATGCTCCCTGAACTGTATGAAGTCCCGACGTATGATGTTTCATAAGACATTTCTACAAAGGGATGTTCAATTACAACCTGACAAGCATAAGAAGTAACGTCGACTTGACCGTTTTGTTTAGTGTTTGGGAATCCTAAAAGTTCAGTTTCGTATTCGTTCAACCACGGAGCACCTGCTAAGAAATAGACATCGCCTGCTGCAATTCTCGTTGCCGCTGGGATGAAACGTATTAACTTATCACGTCCACCCGTTTTTAATTCAGCGATTGGGAGCCCTTTATCGCGTAATAATTGATAAGTTGCTCTACCTATACCATCAGTTTCAATCCATTGTTGAAGAGGTCGCCATTTGGTGTATTGCTGTTCAAATAGGGGGACGTGGCTGGGAGTTTCAAGATGTGTTTTTAGAATATCAAGTAGGGCGAGATCGTTCTGAGGAGTCTGCGCCCAGGTCGCCAAGACAAAATCATTTGCTGTTGATCTCTCGGAAGCTGCAGGGTCGCATGTTTGAAAGATTTTGCACTGTGAGAGCATGAACTTTTTATTTTCGCTGAGGCTTAATACTCCATTTTCGAGAGTGCAGTATTTGAAGTGTTCTTTCTTTACAAGATTTCCAGCTGCTGCACTTGGTCTTTGTTGATATAGAGAAAGCCATTCATATGTTGTCAAAGACTCTTTTGTACTAAGAAGGTCAACTTCTGGAAATTCGTCAGGCCAGAGTGCCTGACCTGGTCCGGTTCTCAAGTCGTAAGGTGAAAGGGTTTCTTCAGATAGTGCAGGCAGTGAAAGTACTTCCCATTGATCGGCTTTAGAATTCTTTTCGGCAAGATCTAAGAGCCAACCAACCAGGTCATCTTCGTGCCAGCGAGTCATGGTAATAAGAATAGCCGCACCTTTTTGTTTTCGTGTCCTGAATGTGCTCATATACCATTCTTTTACTTTTTTTCTGTATGTTTCGCTTTCAGCCTCTTCCCTGTTCTTCGTGGGGTCATCTATAATGCCGTAGTCAAAACCATAGCCCGTGATGGATCCCCCGACTCCAGCACATTTATAAATTCCCTTGTGCCCGACTATTTCAAAAATGTCATTGTTTCGGAGGTAACTTTCATGCGCGGTAGTTCTGACATTCACAGAACTTAATCTAGTATCGGGAAATAATTCTTTATATTCCGGACTGTCTATAATACGCTGCACGTCCCTGTTCATGGCACTAGCGAGGTCAGCCGAGTAAGAGCAAGATATAATCTTAGCGTCTGGATTTAGTCCAAAAATATAAGCAGGTAAACGCCTTGAGACAAATTCAGATTTAGTATGTCGAGGAGGCATTGAAATAATAAGCCTTTTTATATCCCCTTTAACAAATTGATCTAATTTAGAAGCAACTAACTTATGATGCCAGCTTACCCGGAACTCTGGCATTGTAAAACTGGTGAAATCGAGAAGGTTACTTCTTGCTCTCCTTCTTTTTAAAAGAAGTTTGGCAGCTTCACTTTTTAGATTCATTTTGTATTATTTCCATGAGTTCTTCGTCAGAAAGAGTATGTAAATTAACTTCACCGGAATGTTTCATATTAGCATCAAGTTCTAGCCTGTCCTTCCTTCCAAACTCTTCAGGATGCCTCCTCTCTAATATCCACGCGCTAGCCTGCCAATTCCCATCAGTCGCCGCCTTTGTTATTAATTTTAGATGCAGTTGAACAGCCTTCGCCTTGCAAGCTTTTATATGTTCGGCGAATTCAAAAAACTTCCCTTTGCTTTCGTTTTCGCCTCGTTTTAGCCAGTTGTAGAAAGTGACTTCTGTTATTCCTGCGGCTTCTGCTGCGAATTTCAGAGGCATACCTAGCGTTATATTATCGCCTATTTTCTTTTGGATGTCGGGGGTTAGTTTAGTTTTTCGCATGAGATCACTTAAAAAAGATTTAGAGGAATTTCCTCAAATCCTCCTTAATATAATAGTTTTTATTGTTGTCCTTCATTAATTTTATTGCGTCGTGTGCAAACTGTTTCCAGTCTACATTTTTGCTTTGTGGGTTGTAATTGAGTTTTCCTATCTTGAAAATATCAATATAATCCATAGATTCTTTCATAAGCTCTAACGACTGCTCAGCCGTCCATACTGGCTCGAAACTCGCCCACGTTGGTATTTTGAATTCATCATGTGCTATTTCGAGAGACTGTATTCTTTCTTTCGTGGGTGCTGCGTTTGGTTCAATCTCTTGCCTTAATGTTTCGTCCGAAAATACCAGAGTAGCACCGTATAGACTTAGTTCAGGTCTTGAACTTAGTAAATCAAAATCGCGTTCGGATCTGCGCCCGCCTTTCGTGAGTATCGTTACTTTTAAATCGTGGGCGTGTAATATTTTAATTGCGTTTCTTGTCAGCTTCTCCTTAACGTCGAGTTTCTGATAAGGATCGCTAGTAAAAGACAGTAGAACTGAACGAGTTTCGCCGCTTCGCTGAAGTTCTGCTGCGTCTTTATCTAGCTGTTTTAAAATGTTTGATCTAGGAGTTACATTATTATAAAAATCTTCGCGCTGTCTATATGTTGCGCTTGGAGCATAGCAATATATACAGCCGTGTGAGCATCCCCTATAAAGATTTGCTGCAAGTTCGCTGTATTCTCGCGCCTTGCCTTTTGTTTCATAAATGACGTTACACATTGCGCTCAACCTTCTTGATGTAAACTTCTATAACGTCATTTTCTTCGATGCTGTAACGCTCGCATATATCGCTTCTTATTACTACGCGCTTACCTGTTCTTACAGTGCATTCTCCACAGTTAATGTAGTCTTCTGGCATTTATTTATTCCTCCTTGCCATATACCCATCTTCTGTAGTGAATCGTGTTAGAAGGAGCTAGTTTGTCTAGCTTCACCTGTTCGTTTTCTTCGGTGTATCCTCTAGCGCCTACCGGCCCGTACCCTGGAAGAGTAATGTAGAACTTTTTATTATAACCACATAGTTCTACCTGTCTCACTCCTTTTAATGTAAGAGTTGTTTCGAATTCTTCAAATATATTTACATACTGTTCAAGTTCATCAACATCTATGTAGTTGTCAAGTTCTGCAATGTTGTCTTTGATCCATTTTCCTGATACGCTTACCATTTCTAACCATCCTATACCATATTATGTNANGTTATNCCATAATNTGGTATAGGATGTATAAATAACTTATGTTTGTTTGAATTGCTCATATCTTCTCTTTATAAGCTCACATCTTTCAGGCTCTAATTCATTAATTAAACATTTTCTTTTTAGCTGTTCACATGCTATGAGGGTGCTTCCCGATCCCCCGAAAACGTCCAGAATATATTCGCCTGTTTGTGAATAATGAGAAATGAATTGCGCTGGCAGCTCTACTCGCTTACCCATTCTAAATATTTTATGAGCTTCAGAAGTGCGCTCAGTTGCGACCTGAACAATGGTTGNAAATCCGTCTTGTAGATTATTCATTTTCCTGTTGCCAAANTTAGCAATTAAATTATGTCGCTGCATTGGTTGAGAATTGGATATGAGTGTAGCGCATTTAAAATCGTGAATAAAAAAATGAGTGAATTTATCAAAGTTATTATAAACTAACCCAATTTGTTGTTTATCGCTCGCCATCCAGAACTGAAGATCTGAATAAGAAGAAGTGACAGAAAACGCTTTTAAAACTTGATCTAGTGGCATGTCGTAAGGTGGATCAGTAAAAACCATAGATATGCGATGATCTGAAACTAGAGAGTCAATTTCGTGTTTATTAGTCGCATCCCCGCATAATAAAAGATGATCCCCTAATTCTATTAAATCCCCCTTTTTTATATCGGTATCTATAGTTATTTCGTCTTCTGTGAATTCATCCTCTACGACTTC